AGCAAGATCGGTGGGACTAAACCCGCCACCACCCACAGAGATCCACTCGCCCGGAGTATTGCAGGTACCGTCGCCAGTCTCCTGGCAGGAGTACAACGCGTCATCGTCCTCCTCGATGCACAGCTCACCGTCTTTGCCGTCGGTGATAGCGGTGCAATCGGTGGCATGACGCAGTAGCTGGAGGAAATTAGCGTCTGTAGCGTGGGTGGTCGTGGCGACACCAGAGTCAAGAATTCCGTCAACAAGTGCGTTGCTGGTGAGATCAATGCTCCCCGTTCCAGTAATATTTAGCGTTGCGTTAGGGATGTTGAGGTCGCCACCAATAGGAGTTATCGTCAAATCTCCTGTAGAACTGGCATTGAATGTAACTCTACCTGTCATATTCGTATCAGCTAGAACGAGTTCGGCGTACCCTAGCCCTGACAAAAGGTTCAGCTGACCAAGAAAACCCGCGTCTGCACAGTCCTTATTGGCGGTGCCGTCCCAGTCACCAATACATACGTAACCCCCGCCTGGACTATCCGTAGTATCTTGAATGACGAGATTTCCGTATCCAATTGAGTTAAGTGCTTCGATAGTCCAGTTCTCAACCGCATTGGTTTTATTCTTTACTACAACTCCTGCGTCAAGTTCAAACTGATCTGCCGTAGTATTGAATTCCACTCCGTAAAGCGTGCCGCTGTCGTCCAGCCATTCGATCGCGTCGAGCATGAAGTTACGGTTGTCAGGATCATACGTCAGTGGATACTCGCCGTGAGTTTCATTCATGAAGTAACCGAAGGTCATGTCAGAGAGACGTACCTTGTCTAAGTTGCACGAACCTCCATTAGTACAGCGCCAGTCACCCCATGTCCAGCGGATACCGCAAACGGAAACTGCTCCCGCAGGGTAATTAGGTAAATCACTGGTCAGAGTATATTGAAAAAGAGATTCAATGTCACCGTTCGCTTGGTATCCTGAAACATCTTGCGCCGTCTGCCAGGTACAGGCCGTCCCTCCGGAGTCGCAACAAGCAGACTCGCCCACCAGATCGTTGTCATACTGAAGTTCGACTTTCATATTGTCAGGTATGTAAAACTCAGAACCGTGGAAGCGTGCTTGCCAGAACCACTTACCAATTGTATGGTTGATATCGCTCGGATGAATCGGCCCGTTGTCATTGCCACCGACGACGATCACCAACTCTTCTAACTGCGGTGCGCATCCAGGGCCGGGTACAGGACAACCCACGGCATCAACTACATCCGATGTGAAGTGACCCGTCGAATTGAACAAGTCGGTACAATCGTCGCCGGACAAGGCGAAATCTCCAGTGTTACACGTTAGCTCGGCGGTCGGCCAACGTCCATAGTTGGTCAAGACACTACGCGAGTTTCCGACGAACCACTCCAAGAAATTACCGCTGTTATCCTTCGCCAAGTTACCTTGAAAGTTGTAGATATCAGTGTTACCAGTAGAGGTCAGTCCTCCGGTGGTCACATCACCGGACGTCAGTTTACCAGTTACTGTAGCGTCATCAGTTGAAGTAATCTGTTCCCCAGTAATCGTTCCAGTCGTAGTGAGGTTGTCGTCTAAAAGACCGATATCACCACCCTTTACTCGAATCTGCAAATCGTCATTCGGATCACGATTAAAGGTTACAACGTCAGTGAGAACATTCGTCCCTGTAAGAGCTAGGTCAGGGTACAAATCTGTAGGATCGCGTATCTGGAGGATGGCTGCACCACCAGCAGCATTTACGCCTCGAAAGTCTCCCATTGCAAATCCAGATACGTCTAGAAGTGTGTCACCGTCATACTCTGGTTCCCATACGAGTACGACATAATGGTCGCCACCAGTCGGACAAAGACCACCAAAACAATCGTGGTCCATCCGCATTTTGATTTCGTGTGGGTGACCTCCACCATCATCCCACTCAAAAACAGTCTCACCATCATCCCAACCAACAAAGGTTGGACTATCGCTAAACACGACAAAACTGTCCGCAGAAGAACCTGTTTCATCAGCTAACGCAGCAGCAAGTTCTGCTGATACGTCAACCTCCCAACATTGCGACCAGGTGCTGGCAGTACAGCAGTACGTCTTTCCTTGATCTGCTGCGGCAGCTTCACCACCAACCTTGAGAACAATCTTGGTGTTACACGCCCCAGACGGAACCGCGTCTACGGTTTGAACAGGACCTGTTTGGTTTTGTGCGCTAGAAGGGCCGCCAAGTAATAAAATAAGCGAAACTAGTATCATCACGTTCGTAAATGATTTCACCATGTGCGTGCTCTCCTGGGTCTTTTACAACATAAGGTGTATTTTTATTTGATGCATTTGCAGCGGGTTTACCACCTGTCGTATATTCCGCTTGCGCGCCCCCAGGTAGATTACTCATTTTAACGCGTTTCTTTGCGTGTCCTGCTGCGCTATCCTCAATTAGAACAAGGTCAAGGCTATCTGGAGTTAACTTCTCTGAGACAAGTAAAATCTCTCCTGCCACGTTATCATGGATGGCATCCGAATCAGATCCAGCACCACTACTTGGCTTTGGCTCCCATTTCTCAGTAGTTGAATTCCAAGTAAGTACTTCATCATTACTTACACCAGTAACATCAGTATCTAATAGATTCGCTAATGTACCCGCACTATATGCACCAGATGAAGAGAATACTCTTGTAACATCACCGATATTAATAGTTGAAGGATCGGTAGTCAATATACGCCAATGTTGCGTCATTCGACTTCCATCTGGTGCAAAGAATTTTACAATGTATACAGTGTCAGCAGGAGTTATAATATCATTAGGTATAAGATCAAAATCAACAGAACCATCAGATTGGATTACAGTAACACCATTAGCTGCTACTATTTGCTCAGTTCCAGCATCATCTACTGTACCATGGACACTAAGACTAAAATAAATAGTACCACCAGCCCACCCTACTCCATCAGGAGTAACGATTTTACCATCGATGGTTTTTACTGCAATAGCCATTAGAGATCGCCAATATCAGTAGCTGTACCAGGAACAGTCCATACCTTTGTAAATACTGATCCATCAGGAAGAATGAACTTAGCGTTGTAATCGATTGATCCACCAGTATATTCTGCACTAGGTATGATGTTGAAATTTACTGATCCATCTTGACCAATGTCTACAATTAATGCACCACTAACTTGTTGCTCAGTTCCAGCATCATCTACTGTACCTGAAGTTACAGGGGTAATTTGAATTTTACCACCAACTTGTGCAGTTCCATCTGGTTTAACAATCTTACCTGAAACTACAATAGTTGTGATAGCCATAATATACTCCTATGTGTATTCAGTTCCAGCCTGCCAGTCAGGAGGCATAGTAGGTAAATAATCTTCTGAAATCCATTCCCATTGACGTCTATCAGTTCTAACCTCTAAATCAACTAAATTTGCATCAGTAGCCGATAACTCTACTTCTATTAAATGAATCCCACTATTCCAATCAGCCTCTACAAACGGACCATCTATAGTTGGATCAGGTATGATTGAAGTCATATCCCACCACGTTGTATCATCATTATCAAGAACATTACCATCAAGGAGTGACCATTCTAGATCAGGATCGTAGTTCGGTGATAATGTTCTTTGAGTCAACTTACCTGTATGACTACCAAGTGTGCATCTAAAAATAAAACTAGTTTGGACGTTTGAAGTCATATTTGCTTTAACTTGCGCTCTACATAGTAAACGTTGAGCACCGTTAGGTATACCCATATAAGCCGGTCCTGGACCCATTGCAGTATATCCAGATCCACCAGCTAGAGTTTGGATTCCAAAAAAAGGACGTACTGCTGGTCGATTACGTAATGCACTATAACGATTACGTATCTTACGTATCATAACTTGATTAATTTCACGTGCCGCTTCACGTTCTGAACTAGTCCATAAAGACCAACGTTGCGGTCTAATTAATTCCGTCATGGATTCGCTCTTCTAAGAAATGAACAACATGAAATATCACGTAAATCAACACTCCCACCACCAGTAACCAGAGCTTCAACTTCATAATCAACTTCAGTTCCAGCAGCAGCGTCTGCATCCCAATCAACATCAGTAATAGTAATTACTTCTGGTGACGTCCATATACTTGTAGTTAGATTTAAACGTTCTTTCCAACTACCACCATCAATTCGTACACGCACATCATGGTCTGTAGCACCAGTTTGCTTAGATTGATAACTACATACGAAATTAATACTACTCAATGCTCCAGATACAGGTATTGCGCACCATGCTGGAATCCACAGTTTCTTTGTGACGACATTTACGTATGTAGCGGATGTGACATTTGTTTCGGGAAACGTTGTGTCTATCTGTAGTTCACGCAAATGTTCTTGATTGTTGAATAACGCACTTAGAATACCAGAGTGTTCTTCATCAAGTTCAGTACCTGATCTAGATTCATCATCTAGTATCTCTATGAAATCCAGCCATGTTGCGGGTGCAATAGGCACTACACCATCTCCACTCTAGAAAGACCACCAAGATTACGAACTTCAACAAAAGCTGTACTAACGATTTTTGCTTCAATTTCGAGCAATACTTGATTTTGTAATGACGCTACCTTTATTTCTGAATCAGGAAATATAAACGTATCTGCTAACCAAATACTAGAACCCAACGCTAACTTTTCAATCCTTGATCCGTTATTTATTCTAGCACGAATATCGTATGAAGCTGATCCGGCACTACGTTGATGTTCAAACGCCAACTTCCATTGCCACGTATTTGAAGTTACTGCTAACATAGATGGAAATGTAACGTAGTTTGATACTATATTATCATACGTTCCTGAAGTTGTCCTAGCATCAGTTCCATCAATTCGACAATCTACATTTGTAAGGAGTAATTCTTCTTGGTTATCATGGATATCACCTAAAAAATCTTCATCAATAGGCGTATCATCATCAAACCTTGTGAGTGGTATGCTTGTCCAAACCATTAAATTACCCTGTACACTTCTGAACCATCACTAAATGGATTGGGTGGATCTGCACCAACAAAAGCGTAAATATGGTTTGCGTCAGATTCCGCATTATAATCTGATAAACCATTAGGAGCTACCAATGCAGGTCTAAAAGGCTCTCTACGTTGACGTATTGTCAATATAATATACCCCTTCTTTTCATCGATCTTCTTAGAATCAACGAAGAACCTCTGATTAGTCAACCCTCTAACACCATTAACTAAATCAGGTATATTAGGAATATTCATCAATACTGCATCGATTTGAGAAAGATCACGGAACTCATAAAAAACCTTTACTTCTAATTGCGTCCAAGGATTACTAAGTTCTAATGCAATCCTACCCCACGCAACTTCACAATCATTGATACTATCATACTCTGGGAAAGAAAGTCTACCAGATCGCCCGCCGCGACTCTCTAACAATAAAGGTTTAGATCGACCATAAGCCGACACACTTTCCATTGAATCAACCGAAATCGAATGAATTAGTTTACCACGACTAACATTATAGTCAGTCATCATACTGGCATTATTAATGACCTTGCTATAATTACGTTTCCACTTTGCTGCTGAAAAGTCTTTCTTTACCCAATTATCACCAATAGTAGTTTCAGTAGGGAAGAAATCATGGTATCGGTCAATAACGAATTGTTCTTTTGAATTGACGAGTGGTTTTAAAGCGAACGGAAGAAGTAGATGTAATTCTGCAAATTCTTTAAGTTCATCAATTGGTTCAGTTTCAACAAATAAAACGGCTGTTCCAGTTTCTTTATTACCAGTTGCCGCATCAAATGTGGGTACAGGCCATAGAGTGTCACGAATCTCATATACTTTATTAAAGTTGATGAGTGTATATTTTACACCTACACCATCTCCATCACCTAAATCATATGGTCCGTTTGTCTGCTTATCATAGGGACCTATTACAGAATAATCATCGACGTATGCGATAGCACTACTTTGTTGAGCTAAGTTGATGTTTACTGAGTAATCATCGGCTGGATCAAACCCAGAATCAGTTAGAATTGACCAATGGTATTTAATCCACACACCGAATCTAGTAATAGTTACTTCATCTGACCATTGAAAATCGTATGTATCCCAAGTTTGAGTTTCTTCAATCCAGATTTTTAAACCGTCTTCATTTCTGATCCTGACTCTGATTGTTTCAGATGCATTACCCGCATCAGCGACGTATACCCATACTGATACGTTGTAACCCTTACCGGGAGTCAAACTAGGTTGCGAGGCAGGCTCAATACTAAGTGTAGGACTTGACGAATTACCATCCAATTTGGCACTACTACCACTACGGACAATTGTAGTTTCTTCGGTTACAGTACCCGTAGTATTCCAATTGTCGGGTTCACCGCCGGACCAATCATCGAGGTCACTATTTGTTAGTTGTTCACCGCCACCAGATTCTAACGTTGCATCTGTGGTTGTCAACCACTCCATAAGAACGTCTACCGGACTTCCTCTTTTCACCCATACATGGAATACTTCAGATTGGTCAATAATGAAATCTTTACCGGTACTATTACTAGCACCAACACCAAAATAATCCCTAGTAATTCCTGAAAACGCTCTACCATTTTGCTGCGTATATTGGATTAGTTCTTGTTCTTTAGTTCTTCTATCGACTATTAAAAGATAACCCGGCACTCTAAATAAAGAATCAGTACCTACATTAGCAAGAGTAATTGTTAAATCACCATCTCTAAAATCACCAGCTAATTCAAATGCTTCAGAATCAAAGTCTTCATATAACGCATTACTCATAGCTTTAAATGCGTTAGTCAACATGAATTTATATCCGCCACCAAAACCCATATCAATTCTATAGTCTTCCATCTGCCAACGAGATACTAAATAATCTGCTTCATCTTCACCAAAAAGACCTTGACGTTTAATTACTAACGTTTCAGAAAGGTTGGCATCATTAGTCGATAACCATGCCGTTACTAATTGATCCACATCTGTAATACTGAATTCTGAATCACCTACTTCAAGACTAGCTTTAGTTAGATCGAACTTAGCGCCACTACTAGGTGTAGATATAGCACCAACAAATTGAGTCCACCCCGAAGGTAAATTCAATAAAGCGTGATCGCGTGTGACAAATCTAGTTTGAATTTCAGGAAAGTCCCACACTACGCAAATAGTCTTACTTTGATCTGAAAGACTCAATCTGTGTACTCCGTGTACGCAAGAAACTTATACTTATAATTACGTCGATTAAATCCAGGTGGATATTCAATCTTTGGAGTTTTAGGATCTGGAATCAAAAACTGATAGTGTCTCTCTCCATTAGTAAAAAGATCACGATCAGCCCAAAAAGCACACTGACCAGGAGTATCGCTACCTATTAATTTTTGAAACCCCTTTAAATGGTAGTCTAATACACTATTTTCAACGACATTAGTTATATCGATATCTAAATCAGATGAACTTTTATTAACTTTAACTATTTCCGCTACACCATCACCTTGATTTACATTATAACCTGTATTACCAGTAGACTTATACCTATTAAGTCCCTTATGAAAATCAACCAATCCTCCCATGAATACCCTATCCCACCAAACATGACCAGAAGCATCGTAGTCATTAACTGTATCAGTTTCATATCTGAGATGAACTTCCATTCGATCAGTATCAGCATGGATAGTCTGGGCGGTAACATACATAAGCCATTCTGGTCCTAAACCAACAATAAATGACCTAGAGGTGGGCGCGGTTTTCTCTGTACCTTCACCAACAGTTAGATTACTTCCATCGTATTGTTTCAGATCAAGATATACGTTATTATCTACGCCAGGTGTACCTAAGCGAACCATAGCAGTAACACCGAATTCAAGATTACCCGCTTTTAGAATTGCCAGTAAATCATCTGCTTGGATACGTTGAGCAGCAACGGCTTTGTTTCCTGCACCAGCAATAGAGACATTTTGTCTAAGGGATTGTACCGATGGGGCGGCAATTCCTGCACTATGGAACTGTGCGTCATCGACGTCATTGAGTCCATTAACCGAACTGGTAATGTCCCAACTTGATGGGTCCGCTTCATCTGCATCTACCTCAAAAGAGTGATTGAGTAGATTGGGTTGCCCGTATAGAATAAGCGGCTTACCCATTAAATCGTTCTCCGTCGGAATGATATCAGTTGACCAAGACCGATCATTTCGTCAATGGATTCAGCAACACGCCTTGATAGTTCATCACTAACTCCATTATCTACCCAATTATCACCAGTAAATTGCATGCTGATATTCACAACGTTAGACTCGTTTCCTAACCCCAACTCTTTGACAGCACGGCGAGCCCTTTCTCCTCTTAGCGGAAATACTCCCTCAGGCCCCGCCTCACCAATTGTAACATCCGTACGCCGATTAAAGATGCCACCATCTGCCGCGACAAGTGAAGCCCCTGTACCGGCTCCTAACGCGGCTCCTGTTGACATAGCACCAGCAGCAATACCTGTCGCAATTCCTACATTTTGAGTCGCGATACCTGGTGCAGCAGCCCAACCCCAAACAGGTATTGCAGCAGCAGAAGCAAACGAGCTTAAAGCTACCTCACCCATATAACCCGCCATGTTCGCCATATGCTCTGTAACTATACTAGTCTTAGTAAGTTTATCCCAAATGAGTTTTTGAATACCCCATTGAATCAACATCGAGATACCCTGCTTTGCAATAGACTTAAGCGATTCACCTACTGATTTCTGTAGGTTCTCTTTATCAACTATAATCTTGGCAGTAGTATCACCAATAGAAGTTACAATAGACATACCGTAATCTTTCCATTGTTCCTTCCATTCTTTACCAAACTCTCGAAGACGTTCAACCATTGTCTCCAGTTCACTTTGAAACTTATCAGCAAGTCCATCAACAGAAGCAAACATACGTGCTTGATCTGCGATCTCTGCTAAGTTTTCTGGTATCTCTTGACCAGCTTTATTAGCTGCATCAATCAACGCTGTTAGTTCTTCTGCAATTGCACGCAATGCAAATTCTACAGTTTCACCATTTTCTTCTGCTTTACTGGATACTTCAGTCCAGAACAACGAAAAATCTGTGAGTGCTCGTTTAGTAGCGAGACCAGATGAAGCAGCGGCACTTTCAAGTCTTTCCCATGACTCTTCAACAAATTCAGAATGAGTTTTTGTACGTTCAGCTTCTCTAGCATAATGCTCAAGAAGTTTAATAAACTTTTTAAGTTCATTAGGAATTGGAACACCTAACTTTTTATGCGCTTCAACGAAATCAAGAATACGTTCTGAAGCTGCACCAGCAAATCCTTGTAGGAGTTGCATATCTTTACCAACGTCTCTTTGAAACTGTTTGAACGCTTCCTGTTCATTTTTCAACGCTTCTGGTCTAAACAATTGAACTTCAGCTAATGAAGTATCTACAAACTTAGTAGCGTTCTCCCTAATTTTTTCCAACGCTTTAGATGCACGTTCTAACTGCTCTCCAATTTCTTTGTCAATTTCAAGTTGTTCATCTAGTAGTTTATTTGCTAAATTAATCTGGTCTGTCTGATTAGTAGTCTCTCTTCCTGCTTTCTCCCAAATCTCTAAAATTGACTTACTACCATTCTCAAACTTCTTCGCTTCTTTACCAAGACGAGTATAACTACTAACCGCTTTATCTACTGTCGGAGCGAACTTTTCAAGAACTTCTGTAACACTCTTCATTACAGCAGTTCGACCCTTACTATCTGCATCTTTAAATGTTCTGAGTAATTCTCGAACTCTAGAGATATTTCTAAGTTCATCAGGTTCAAGAAACCCTATAGGTTGTCCAGCTTTTTCTACAAGTTTATCCATCAACTCTACAGAGTTTTCAAGTGATATAGCAAACGCCCGCATATCTTCTGGATTTCTTCTCCAACGTTCAATTATATCACGTACTTTATTATCTAAGCCAGAATATCTGCCAATGAGTTTACCAACTTCCCATCCAATCGCTAAAGCACCAGCTACGCCTACTAGATGTACTGCACGTAGCTGCTTAGTTAATAGAAGTGCAATATTTTTAAGTTTTAACATTCCACTTCCAGCCGCCAAAACGTGAAAATTTAATAGTTTTAATCCCTGCCACGCAACAACAAAAAACCTACCAACACGAAATAAAAGCAGTATAGATAGTAATTTAATCGCTGCTTTCGTTATTTGAACTAAAGTAGCTGTTAAGTTATCTAGTCTATCAGCACCTTTACTAAATTCAGTGATAATATTTCTAGCTTTCACCGCCAATGCAGTCAATGATGGATTAACACGTTCAAAAACTTCAATCGCAAGATTACGCCACGCACTTGTCAGCAGAGTAATCTTACCCTGAAGGTTATCAAGTCGAATCTCTGCAACCTCTTTCGCTGTTCCACCAGCACGATCAAGGGAGAACTCAAACCGACGAATAGCTTCACCACCAGCCTGAACCATAGCAAGAAAAGCAGGACCAGCACGTTGACGCATCTCGTCCATAACATCACGCATATTAGCACCAGACGCATTAACTTTATCAATAGCGTCAGCAAGACCAATAAGCGTTCCATCAGCATTTGTTAATTCAAGTCCATATCCAGCAAGTCCCTTCGAACCTTCCTCAACATCACCAATCAGAGTAGTGATAATTCTACGAAGTGCGGTACCTGATCTCTCTGCACGAATATTTCGGTTAGCCAATATAGCTAGTGCAGCACTAACTTCATTGAATCTCAAACCCGCTTGATTCGCAACTGTTCCCATAAATGAGAACGACACACCAATATCACGAATTGTTTGGTTCGAGTTCGACGCCGTGAAAGCCATAACGTCAATAGCTTTAGCTAGTCCTTCTGTTTCAAGTGCAAAACCCTTTAGAGTACCAACAGCAATAGTCGCTGCATCCGCCATATCTAACTCACCAGCAGCAGCAAGATTGAGTACAGCGGGCATAATTCCGTAGATTTGATTTACTTGAAGACCAGATAGAGCGAGTTTCTCCATCGCTTCTGCTGATTGACCAGCCGTGAATACAGTTGTCGCACCAAGATGCTTTGCTTGGTCAGCTAATTTACGAAAATCCGCTCTAGTTCCTTGCGATACCGCCCGAACACCAGACATTGCTTTTTCAAACCCAGCACCAGCAGTAAAGAAATCCTTAACCATACCAACGCCAAAGATAACTGCTGAGATTTGAGCTAATCGAACAAAACGTTCACCAATTCTTCCCAAATTCGCAACTGTTTGTTCAGCCGCAACTTGAGAAGCACGCGCCATTTTTTGTAGACTCGCAGCAGAAAGGTTCGCATCAGATCGTAAAGCCTGATGTGAACGTCTACCACGGTACGCAATAACAAACTGTGAAGCTACATTACGTACCATTATCCTTCCTTGGGTTGTCTCGGTGCCATTCTTTGATCCCTAAATCTATCGCTTCCATATGATCTACTAGTACAGTAAACTCTAGAATTGTTAAATCTAGTTCGTAACACTGCCAAACCTGATCCATCATCTGAAACCGCTGAACGATTTCTGAGTTTAGATCGAAGAACAACGCCCATGCGAGTTCTCCACCTTCTGGCACTCTGTCTAAACTCTGGAGGTAAATACCGCACTTCGCGCAATCGGACTGGTCGGGGTCCATCGGACGCAACATGGGTAGACTCGCTTCTTTGCGTAAGTCGTTGCATGTTCCGCAATCCGATGGACCTTTCCAGGTAGTCCAAAATGCAGTCTCCGATTTGGCGTGCGCTTTTAGGAGTTTCCCAGATCCCTATCCTCACTCGTTTTGGATGACGAACCGGCTACCTTGTCCATTACATACAATGCGAGTGCGGTGGCATCTTCCATTGGGATTAGGTCAATGTTCTTCTGATTGAACGGGATCTGACCACCCTTACCATCACCAATTCTCTTCCATCCCTTAAGAGACTTACGTAGAATGATATAGACGGCATCATCGAACTGACCCTTTCTCGCTAGTTGACCTACCTTTAAAGAAGTCGGAAGAAGTACCGACTTCAACACGAATATAGAAGCGTCGTCAGGAGTATCATCGTCTACCGGAAATGCCTTAACTCCATCAACGTCCTTAGTAATCGTTTGACCCTCGTTGTCAGGATCAGGTACTTCCTGAGACTCTGTTACGTCATCGAGGAAAACTTCCCACTCTGATGCAGAGATAATTAGCGACCTTGCCATGCGTTTCTCCCTCTTTTTCTAGCTTGGTATTATGCCAAGAGACTAACGTTCCGACTATTTTGCACCCAATATCTGAAAGGATCAGTACCGGCTGTAAAGTCTGCCCATTCAGTTCCATGAGGTAGAGTAGCTGCTTGGGGAGTCTGAACTTTCATTGTAACTGTTACAGGGACCTTAGAACCAGGCGCTCCACCAGACGTAGGCGCACTCTGCACAATCAATGCCGGAAGTTGGAATCTCATCTCGTACAAATCACTCGTACTAGGAATGGTGATACCATTCCAATACAATTCAGCTTTATATACCTTAGGAGCGCGACCAGTTTGAATTGTCTGAGCGTCTGTTACAATAGCAGCAACAGTTGTAGATTCTTTATAGTCTTGAACCGTAAATTCCATCATCGCTTCAGGGAATCCGTTAATGTCCGGCTCTCCAACGTATCCCGCATTAGAACCAGATTCAAACTCACCAGAAATATTGCGATTAATAGTAATTTTCGCATCCGTCACAAGAATCTCATCACCACCAGCGAGGTTGTCCTCACTCCCTGTAATCTCTTTAAGTCTCAAATTAACCTGATTAAAGATACCCAGAAGTCCATCGGTGACATGAGTGACAGCCGCCATCTCAGCATCACCAGTACCTCTATCACGAATAAGACTATGTGCGATTAGAGTGAACGTCCCCATCAATTTTCCATTACTATGCGCCAATTCAGCCTGTGATACTTTAACAGTAGGGTAGTTATACTGCGCGTTAGCACCAACATCCTTATCAACCATCAAAGTTGCAAACAACCCATCTGAGTTAGCTTGGAACATCATATAATGTCTATACGAACCGAGAACATCAAGTTCCTCAGGTGCGGTATTACCAGGACCAACATTGTCATTACTCTGACCCATAAGAAGTGCCATCAGCAATTCGCTGGTTGGTCCTTCATAGCGCATCGGAGCAACAATAGTACCTTCAATACCAACATTACCCTGAAGAGTTCCACCCGACAGAATATCACCGATATTATCGTCGGCAATAACTTCAGGGATACCCTCGGGTAGTCCCTCTGATTCAATCTTAAGTCCATCGAGTGCCCCGACGGCAACCGACGTACCCCACGTTCCAGCTTTCTTAATCGCCGCTGCCCAACTGGTGGTAGCCATTCCTAAGTTCCTCCTTTATGTCGTAGACACTTCTTCGTGATAGACAAATTTCAACTGAGCAGCATGGCCGTTCACACCACCCTCATCTAGTACAGCCGACTGAATCGGTACCGTAATCTCAGGATAATCACCTAAGAAACCCATATATCCCGAACTTACATTCAAAGTAGTTAGTTCAGATACCCTAGCAGACACAGCATCAATAATTTCCCAAATCGCTTTTTGTAACGCTTTCTCTTGAGTATCGTTCTCTAACCGAGAAAAGAATACCCAAACCATTACTATAACCTTAGCTTCATATGAACCCATAGTCAATGGTGAAGTCTTAACCTGTGGATTCATTACCCAGAATCGAGTCAAATCTTTACCAACAAATTCAATACTGTCCATAAGTCCTGAAGCACTAATATGTAATCCAGCGTCTGTCTGTAATTCATTGAGACCAACCCAACGTTTCTGGGTGGTGAATACAGAACCAATGTTCGGGTCAACCCCGATCATAATACCCTTTAGAGCGTCCATAAAGGCTTCGACTGCTACGGCCATTATAGTGGAGTCTCCGATTTAGCTGCCCACTTTTCCATGACGGCGTTTAATCTTGGTTCTAGTTCATCATGCATTTGATCTGACCCATCAGTCATGAACTTGTGACCAGGGATACCAAATTTACCAATGGATCTTGCTACTCTAAAAGCAGCACGGCGCAGAGGGTTAGAGCCAGTATATCCAGAGATATCAAACTGACCTTGAGCTACCTTAACACGCAACCAATCTTCAATTGCGTCTACAGGTGGTGGAGTTCTACCTGGTGTTCTTCCAAATTCCATAACTGATGGATATTCGCCCAACCCTTCACCAGCGGTAATACCAGTTGAATAGGTAAACCCTTCAGTATCAGCGGTCATGATCGGAGGAATAATTTTTATAGTGTCTTGTAGAGTACCTTTATCAATCGGTACAGCTTCGTTGGCTTTATCACGACCACGCTGCGCTACTCTAAATCCAGCGTGGAGTAATTCTTGTTCTAGCTCCTTTTCAAGTATCATATTCTCATCTACGTACTTCTTAATCTGAGAAGTATCGACAAGAACTGTTACTGGTGCGTTGATTGGCACTAGT